CTCGAGCGCTTCCAGCGCCTCCAGGTGCAACTCGTCGAGGAACTGGCGCGCTTCAACGGCTGGGCCGCCGACCTCATCACGCAGCGCCAGCGCGACCTCATCACGCAGGCGATCGAGAACTCGAGCACCGTACTCGGCAACAGCGGCCGCTCCGGCTACGGGCTGATCGACCGCATCGCTCACGAGGCCGTGCACGGCATGGCAGGCATGGCCGGCGACGGCTCGCCGCTCTCGGCCCTGCTGCAGGCCAGCTATCCGGGGGCCCGCGAGGCGATGATGCGCGAACTGGTCAACGCCGTCGCCCTCGGCGTCAACCCGCGGGTCACGGCTCGCGCGCTGATGAAGGCCGCCGGCACGCCGCTGCAGCGCGCCATGAACATCGCCCGCACCGAGCAACTGCGCGCCTACCGCGAGGCCAGCCGCGCCTACTACCGCGAGGCCGGCGTGACCACCTACCAGCGCATCGCCACGCTCGACGAGCGCACCTGCATCGCCTGCCTGGTCGCCGACGGCGAGTACCTGCCGTCCGCGTCCGAGTTCGACGAGCACTGCATGGGCCGCTGCGACCTCGTGCCGGTCGTGCCCGACGCCCGCAACACCGAGCGCGAGACCGGCAAGGACTGGTTCGCCGGCCAGGGCGAGGCCACGCAGAGGCAAATGATGGGCCCCGGCCGCTTCGACGCCTGGAAGGCCGGCGACGTGCAGTGGGGCGACCTGGCCGAGCACGTACACGACCCCGTCTGGGGCGGCGCCTACCAGGTCCGCAGCCTGCGTGACCTCGGGGTCAAACGAACATCCGGCACCGCGGTCGCGGCTGCCTGACGTACCAACGGGGCGAGACGCCCCCTCACAAGGAGAAAGCCGAGATGGCTGAAGACGACAAGACACCGAAGACCAGCAGCGAAGAAGCACCACCTGCGCCGAAGGACGACAAGGCCGACGAGAAGCCGACCTTCAAGGACTACGACGCCTGGCTGGCCGCCCAGGATGAGGGCACGAAAGCCCTCGTCAGCGACCTCTACGAGAAGAAGACGGCCGGCCTCAAGAGCGCCCTCGACAAGGAGCGCGACAAGGCCAGCGACGCCGCCAAGCAACTCCGTGATCTCGCCAAGACGGCCGACGCGGAGACCGCCGACAAGCTCAACAAACTGGCGACCGAGAAGGACGCCGAGATCGAGTCGGCACGCAGGGAGACGGCGTTCTACCGCGACGCTGCCGCGGCCGGCATACCGGGCGACAGGCTCGCCCGTGCATGGCTGATCTGCAGCAACGGCGACTTCTTCACCAAGCGCGGCGAGCCCGACATGGCGGCCCTCAAGGCCGAACTGCCAGAACTCTTCGCTGCACCCGCTTCACCATCTCGCCCGACGGCCGGCCGCGGCACCACGACGCCGCCCGCGCCGCCCCCTGAAGACCCGATTCGCGCCGCCGTGAGACGGCAGCGCGGTCAGAAATAAGGAGTACCCACCGTGGGTTACAACGACCTCATCACCGCGACCGGGACAGATCCCCTCATCCCGACCGAGCAGTCCATGGCGATCATCAAGGACAGCCAGGACGCCTCGATCGCGATGCGTCTCGCTCGCCGGCTGCCCGACCTCCCGCGCAAGACGCGCACGCTCAAGGTCGAGGATAGCCTCGCCACCGTCTACATGGTCAACGGCCCCAGCGGCGCCAACGCGCCGGGCCTCAAGCAGACATCCGACACGAGCTGGGATGACGTCGTGCTGACCGCCGAGGAACTGGCCGTCATCATACCGATCAGCCAGGAGCAGCTCGACGACACGATGGTCCCCATCTGGCCCGAGGTCCGCGGACAGGTCGCCAGCGCCTTCTCGGCAGCCTTCGACGAAGCCTGCATGATCGGCACCATCGGCGGCGTCGCCGTGTTCACGAGTTGGCCGACCGGGGGCATCCGCGCCGCGGCCGTCGCCGCCGGCAACAGCGTCGCCCTCGGCGCCGGTGCTGACGCATACGACGATCTGCTCTCCACGGGTGGCGTGTTCTCGACCGTCGAGGCCGATGGCTTCGAGGTCAACGGCTGCGTCGGTCTCGTCAGCATGAAGAGCCAGTTGCGCGGCCTGCGCGACCTCCAGGGCAACCCGATCCTCAACAAGGTGCCCGGCACCGGCATGGACTACGAGCTCGACGGTGCCCCGATGTACTTCCCCAAGAACGGCAACGTGCTCGGCGCCGCGACCAACCTGATCGTCGGCGACTTCTCGAAGCTCGTCTACGCGATGCGCCAGGACGTGACGTACACGCTGGCCACCGAAGGCGTCATCACCGACGGTGCCGGCAACGTCGTGATCAACCTGTTCCAGCAGGACATGGTCGCTCTGCGCGCCGTCATGCGCATCGGCTTCGCCCTGCCGAACCCGATCAACGTCGCTCAGACCACGGCCGCGAGCCGTTGTCCCTTCGGCGTCCTCACCACCTGATAGCGGCTGAGGAAGGAAGGGAGACACACACATGGGTCTGTACCCAAAGAACCTCAAGGAATACATCAACCTCGCGGGCGTCCCTCGCGGCTACAAGTCCCAGATCCTCATTGTCGACCCCGTAAACGGGGACGATGACAACAACGGCCGGACGTTCGACAATCCGCTTGCCAGCGTCGAAGCCGCCGAGGACCTGCTGGTCGCCGAACGGCAGGACACCGTGCTGCTGCTTCCGGGCGACACGGCCGACAACCCCACCGGCACGATCGCGTGGGACAAGGACTACACGAACCTGATCGGCCTCTACTCTCCGGTGCCTGGTTTCGGCCAGCGCTGCCGCATCGTCGGCACGGCTGCCACCGCCATCGGCGTGGCCAGCGTCTTCAATTTCTCGGCGCGCGGCTGCTTGGTCAAGGGCGTCGAGATCTCGAACGAGACGGCCGCCGCTTCTGGAGCGGCCATCGTCTCGGGTCCGTGGAACTACTTCGAGAACTGCTACTTCTCGGGGATGCAGAACACCAGCTCCGGGAACAAGACGACCTCGTTCAGCCTGACCGTGACCGGCGCGGAGAACTACTTCCGCAACTGCGCCATCGGCACGGTCCACTACATCCGGGCAGCGGTCAACTCGCAGCTCATCATCACGAACGGACAGAACAACTTCGAGAACTGCAAGATCCAGAGCCAATGCGCGACCGCCACGGCTTTCATGGTCGACATCGAGCCGACGGTGGGCGGCCTCGGGCTGCTCCATTTCAAGGACTGCACGTTCTGGAACATGAGCGTGAACTACGGCACCCACATCACCGACTGCTTCCACCTCAAGACGGTCGGCGAGGGCGCAGGACATCACCTCGTCTTCCTCGACAACTGCACGATCATCGGCGAAATCACCGAGTGGGCGAACGTCCACGACGACCGCATCGTCCGCAACATGGCAGCCCCAGCGGCTACCGGCGGCGTCTCTCTCGCGATCAGCGCCTAAGGCACCGAGTAACCGCATCCGCATGGGGCGGGCGTCGGCTGAGCCGATGGCCCGCCCCGGCACCTGAGAAAGGAAGACGCCAACATGGCTCTCGTAACTCCCACGCACAGCAAGGGCGAGTGCTCGTTCGCCATCACCGGGCAGACCGGCCACGGAGCCACGGCCGCCGGCTCGGTCGGCTGCATCGAGAACCCCGAAGACTGCACCATCATCGTCATCCGGTGCGTCGCCTACATCTCGGCGAACTCCACCGGCGCCTGCAACCTCACCGTCGGCCACGCCGCCACGGCGATCGCCGCGCACGACGGCCACGACATCTTCGACGCCGCCGCGATGGCCGCGGCCGCCGGCACCGCCACCATCGGCCACGCCTGCGGCACCGCCGCCGACGCCTGCGCCGTGGTCGCCGCCGACGAAGTCATCGCCGCGTTCTGCTCGGCCGACTCCAGCGGCCTCGCCGGGATCATCTATCTCGAGTATGTCCGCGTCGACGACTGACCCATCTGAGCGGGCCGGCGGCCCTGAGCCGCCGGCCCCTCATCCTTCCCTCGGCAGAGAGAGGAATGACCACGCATGGCATCTGCATCTGAGCTAGTCCTCGCTGCCGCCACCGGCTCCACCGGCGGCCTCGGGAAGATCACCACCATCCCGGCGTCCGGCATCATGTACGTGCGCTGCCCCTGCGGCATGAACGTGCAGCACCTCGACTGGAACGTCAAGTGCAACAAGGCGAACAAGGTGCAACTCTACCGGACGCGCACCATCGTCGACTCCGTGACCCTGGACGTCTCCGGCAACGCGCTGGCGAACACCGAGACGATTTTCGTCGGCGGCCTGGCGTTCACCGCGCACACCGACACCAACGTGCGCGCCACCCGCCAGTTCGCGATCGACGGCATCGGCACCGCGGACGCGGTCGAACTCGCCGCGGCGATCAACTACGGCACCGCCCTCACCGTCACCGCCTGCGACGTCGGCGAGACGCTGATCCTGGAGGGCGCCTACGGCAAGCTCTACACCTACACGGCCGCCGCCGCCGAAGACCTGCCGAACCGCGTCTTCACCCGCACCAACGCCGCGACCGCAGCCGCTTCGATTGCCCGCTGCGTCAACCGCGACACCGCCCTGAGCGGCATCACCGCCGCCGTCAGCGACGGGGCCGAGGTGGCGCTCACGAACACGAGCGGCACGGCGACCACGGTCGTGAACGCGCTCGCCCACATCACCGCCACGGACTACGGCGTCCCCGGCGTCACCGCGGTCCCCGCGGCCGGCGTCGTCACCGTCGTGCCGACCACGGCCACGGTCATCCAGGCCCACACCGGGACGGCGGCCGGCAACTGTACCGTCACCCACGCCACGCTGGCGAGCCTCATCCGCCACGGCGCCGAGGTCACGAACGCGGCCGGCGACACCACGACCGGCGGCCTGTTCTACGAGCAGGTCGTGCGCCAGTGGGCGCACTGCTACCTCGGCATCATCAACAGCGACGGCGGAGCCGCCGCGACGGTGACCGTCAAGGCCACGAGGCACGCCGGATGATCGAGGTGCTCGTCAAGCAGGAGGACGGCACCTACATCGCCGTCCCGCTCAAAGTCGAAGTTCACGGCACCGGCATCGTCACCCCGCCAGCCGCACCCGAAGAGAAGCCCGAAGGAGAGAACTGATGGCAAACCACTGTCGGATCCACTCGGACAGCGCCATCGCCGCGCTGAACGCCATCGTCGACCGCTGTGACGCGGGCGGCGCCGGCGACCTCATCCTCTACACCGGCGCCGAGCCCGCCTACGCCGACGACGCCGCCGGCACCGAGGTCGCGACCTGCGCCCTGGCCGCGACCGCCTACGGGGGCGCCGCGGCCGACGGCGCGAACCACTGGGCCGACGCCGACCTCGCCGCCACGGCGACCGACGCCGACGCCACCGGCAACGGCTCGCCGGTCGCCTACTTCCGCCTCGTCAGCGGCGGCGCCGCGGTCGTCCTGCAGGGCACCATCGGCACCTCCGGCTGCGACCTCAACCTGAACACGACCACGATCGCAACGGACTCGCAGGTCGACATCACGAGCCTCGAGGTCCGCGTACCGTACAACCAGGCGTAACCCCGGCCAGCTTTGGCCACCGCCAGTCATACCTGGACGTGGGATTCTGACCTAGAATCCTGGTCCCTGACGCCCGGAGCGGACAGCACCTTCGTCCGCGATGCGGCACAGGGTAGCCCCACTGCGGGCTCGCTCAAGGCCGTCTGCTCCGGGCGCAAGAAGGCCGGCACCTCGGTCGCCAGCCTCACGACCGGCAACTGGGCGTCTGTCTTCGGCATCGGCGCGACCGACGTGGTCACCGATGTGCAGGTGCTCGCCGGCACGCGCACCTACGCCGGGCTCACCAACTGGAACACGGTCGATGCGTGGAGTTTCGAGGCATTCGTCGACGACTCCGGCTATCAGAGCCTCTGGTCACGCGGCGGCTCGTCGCAAGACGGCGGATGGGATACCGGGGCGGCCGGCTCCGGACACTCGCTCTCGACGCCGCAGACGGGCACCTATGCGCTCGACCTGCGCATCGAGGTCTTCCTCGACACCGGCAACAGCAGCTCCGCCGCGGTCAGCGGCCACCTCGACTACCTCACCATCGAGATCACCTACACCCCGGCGGGGGTCGACGGCACCGGCGCCGTAGCGGCCAAGGCCGCCGAGATCCAGGGCACCGGCTCCGTCGCAGCACCGTCACCCACCGGCACCGGCGCAACCGCAATCGGCGCCGTCACCGCATCCGGCGCGGGCTCGCTCACCGAATCGGGCAGCGGCGCAGCCGCAGCAGGAGCGACGCAGGCAGCCGGATCCGGCCACCTGACGCACCTCGGCAGTGGAGCGCTCGAGGCGGGCCCCGTCGCCACCGCAGGGGCGGGCCACCTGAGACACGCCGGCACCGGCGCGGCCGTGACCGCAGCGCCGATGCTCGCCGGCGCAGGCCACCTCGCCAACGTCGGCACGGGTGCCGCGGAGGCTGCACCTGCCGCCCTGGCCGGCGTCGGGCACCTCGCCAACGTCGGGACCGGCGCCGCGGAGACCGCCGCCGTCGCACTAGCAGGCTCCGGTGGGCTCACAGAGGCCGGTAGCGGCGCACTCACCGCCGGCGCGACTACCCTATCGGGCACCGGCGTCGCGGGCATAGTCGGCGGCAGTGGCGCTCTCAGCGCACCTGCCACAGCGCTGTCCGGAGCCGGCTCCCTCACCGAAGCCGGCACGGGTGCGGTCGAGACGGCTCCGGCCACCATAGCCGGCGTCGGCGGCCTGACCGAAAGCGGCACCGGTGCTTGCACGACCGCCGCGGGTGCGCTGGGTGGATCCGGCACCATCACGCCACCCCTCGGCGGCGTCACGGGCAGCGGCGCGGCGACCGCCCCCGCGGCGCAGGCAGCCGGCAGCGGCACCACGACGCCGCCGAACGTGACCGGCAGCGGCGCCCTCACCGGCGCGGTCACCTCCATGACCGGGTCCGGAGGACTGACCGAATCGGGCGCCGGCGCGGTCACGACGCCGAGCGCAGCGCTGGCCGGCGCGGGCACGAGCGCCGACCTCGGCAGCGGCGCGGTCACGACTGCGACGGCGACCGTCTCCGGCAACGGCGTTGTCACGGCGAGCGGCAGCGGCGCGGCAACGACGGCCGCCGCGGTCGTCTCCGGCACCGGCACCTCCACGGCGCCGACCATCACCGGCACGGGGGCCATCACGACCGGAACGATGTCCCTGTCCGGTCGCGGCAACGGGGGCGGCGCTGTCTTCATACCCGCCCTATTCCGCTCCAGAATGCTGACGCCAGGAGTAACGCAGAATGGCTGACCAGTCAATGCCGGTCAAGGGCGTCGCCTTCGACCTCTACTTCTCGATCTTCCTCACCGCCGGCACCATCGTCGCCGACCCCGCCGGCATGGCGGCGCGCATCGTCAACGCGACGCACACCACCGGCGCGGCTTGCGACAACGCGCCCACCGCGGTCGACACGACCGGCGGCGTCTGCAAGCTCACCCTGACGGCCGCGGAGATGGCCAGCGACTACGTCATCGTCACGATCACGGCCACCGACGTCGGCGCCGTCTCTGCCAGCTTCACGATCTACCCTGCCGCGGCCTACCTGCCGACCGTCGTCAGCATCTCTGCCCTCGACACGCTGCTCGACGCCATCAAGGCGAAGACCGACACGATCAGCACCGGCTCCTACACCGCCGTCGGCCCCGTCGTCTCCGGCGAGGAGGTCGAGATCGTGCAGGGTGACGACTACGCCGCCGCCGACTCGCGTGAACTGACCATCACCGGCTCCGGCTGGCCGACGCTGACCGGCAACACCGTCGAGATCGTGGTCGACGGCACCGCCTACGCCTGCACGGTCACGGACGTCGACACCTTCACCTGCGAACTCACCGCCGCCCAGACGACCGCCATGACGGTCGGCACGCAGGACTTCACCATCGTCTGCACGATCGGCACGCGGCACCTGACCCTCGGCCGCGGCTCGTGGACCGTGACCGCCGTCCCAGAGGAGGACGCATGAGCGCCTCGGCCGCCGACATAGCCGACCTGCGCGAGATGATCGCCGAGCCGACGACCACCACCTACACGGACGCCCAACTGGCCACGCTCGTCGAGAGCTTCGCCCTGATCGACGCCAACGAACTCGAGCCCGACGACGATTCCTGGACGGCGACCTACGACCTCAACGCCGCCGCCGCGAACATCTGGGGGCGCAAGGCTGCGGCCTGCGCCGGCCTCTACGACTTCAGCGCCGACGGCGGCACCTTCCACCGCAGCCAGGCGGCCAAGGACATGCGCGCCCAGGCGCGCTACTACCAGGCGCGCTCCGCCCCGAGCAGCCTGCGCGCGCACATCGACCACGACTACGAGCGCGATCAGCAGTCGGACTACTGGCGCGACTCGAGCGAACTGCAGCCGGCATCCTACATCGCCAACGCGGCCGAACCGGACGAGGACGAATGAGCCTCTTCACCGCCAGCGAACTCGCCGCCCTGCGCGCCTGTCAGACCGCGTTCATGGCCGACGCCTGCCAGGTGGGCACGTACACGCCCACGCAGGACACCATCGGCGCCATGATCGACGGCGCCGCCGCCTACGCGGCCGAGATCGCCTGCGGCCTCGAGATGACGAGCGGCAACGCCGAGCGCGACGAGTACCGCACCGCCGACGGCACCATCGTCAACGCCGACGCCAAGCTGCGCCTGCCGCACGGCACCACCATCGCAGAGACCAACGTCGTCAAGATCACCAAGCGCCAGGGCACCGCCATCGCGGCCGTCGTCTACGAGATCCTCGGCAAGCCCGCCGTCGGTCCCAGCGGCATCGTCTGCTACCTGCGCCAGGTCTCGACATGATCGGCTGGCAGGTCATCGGCGCCGACAAGCTCGCGCATCAGTTCGCCGCCGCCGCGGCGCAATCGGTCGCACGGGTGCCGACCGCGCTCGCCCAGTGCGGCCTGCTGGTGGTGCGCACCGCCAAGCAGAAGGCCCCGGTCGACACCGGCTTCCTGCGCAGCGCCATCCAGATGAGCCCACCGACGCAGACGCACGTCGACGTCGTGGCACACGCGAGCTACTCCGCATATCAGGAACTCGGGACATCGCGCATGAAGGCGCAACCGTTCATGCGGCCGGCGCTGGATGAGAACCGCGAAGAGTTCGAGCGCATCCTCGGCCACGAGGTCGTCGACGCCAGCCTGCACACCGTCGGGATCATCGGGACACCATGACCATCGAATCCGACCTCTTCACAGCACTGACCGGGTACGCCGGCCTCATGGCGCTGATCGTGCACCGCCTCTACCCGGACGTGCGCCCGCAGGGAGCCACCC